AAGTTCATCCCGACCGCAGTCACCGCACCGGCAACCCCCAACATGGCAGGGGTCAGCGTCTTAGACAGCATCCCGCCGACGGCGGTGAGCTTGCCAGCGTTGCGCTCGATGGCACCCATCGACCCGGCCGCGGAACGCATCGCCGAGGTGAACTGGGAGGTGACAGCGCGAAGCCGGACGCTTACGGTCTGGTCTGCCATCGCTCACCTCCAAGGGGGATCTATGGGACGGGCGAACCCGGGCACGCTCATCTACTGGGGTGCCGGACTCACACTGGTCGGGGCGATGCTGACCTCGGCGGCAGGACCGGCAGGGCTGCTACTCGCCGTCCCCGCGTTCGCCGTCCTGCTGGTCGGACTCGCCGGCAAGGCGGTCCAGATAGGCCGTCGCTAGTCGCGCCGTCGGACGACGACCTTGGTTCCGGGCACCGGGTTATCGAGCCGCTGGATCGCGGTCTCTTTCTTCCCGCACGCCATGCACGTCACCTCTTCGGCGTACAGCTCCTTGTCGAGCTGTCTGGCGTGCTCGGCATCGACCGGCCACACCTCGTCACGGGGATGCCCGCAACCGCCACAGACCAGCGCGACATCCTCGGCACGTTCCAACGCTCCGAGGATGTCGTCGTCGGTGAACCGTGCGTCGTGCACCGTCACCGAACGGACCAGCCTGCGACCGCCAGGCAGATGCCCGTCAGACGTACCCTGCCCGTACTCGTAGGTCGTCACCGAACGGCGTTCCCGCCCCAACAGCTCGGACCGGGGAACACCGTGCTCGGCGGCGGCGTCTAGCTGGAGCCGCCACTCCTGCGACGTGCGGTATCTACCGCCGCTTTTGGGTCTCCCTGCCCACCCCCGTGCAGCTCGTCCAACGCTGCAACCAGCGGGCCACGGACCGTCTGCGACGTGTCCAACAGCTGTGTCGCCTGCTCCGGAGTGAACTCCGGCTCGGTGATCGCCTCGGCAGCCAACGCAGGCCAGAACCCCTGTTCGTCCAACTGTCCCGGACGAAGCCCGCGCTTCTCGGCTTCCTTCTTGGTCAGGGCATGGTCGGCCTGCAGCTCACGCAGGCGTCCGGGACGGACCTCACGCAACTGGAGCTCCACAAGCGAGGAGTCGACCTCGCCGGCAAGCTCCTCAGCCTGCGCCTTGAGCGTGGCCGTGTCGTCCGAATCCCCAAGGGTGCCGCCCTGCAGCCGGCGGGCGTTCTCGTAATGCTGCTCCGCCTGCTGCCAACGGGAATACAGCTCCGCGTCGGGACACACCCAAACCGTTCGGGTGCGTCCCGACGCACGAGCGAGGATGTCCTCAGCAGAGGTCATGCGGCCACCACTGCCTTGAGGTCCCAGTTGGTCGCCGGGAACTCGACGGTGGCCTGCTGGAACGTGTTTGCGCCCGAGGCTTGCGGCTGCGGCTCCTGCGCGGCACCGCGGATCACGTACACCTTGTCGGTCGCAACCGGGACACCGAACGGGGAGATGATGAGGTCACCGGTCTGCCCGTAGGTGAACTCGTCCCAGAAGTCGTCGGTGGTGTCGTCCCGCACCGCAGTGAGGGTGACAGACAGCCCGCGGGTACCGGGCTTCTGGAGGATCTTGCCCTCAGCGAGCATGTCCACCGAAGCGGTGTTGTTGTTGAAGTTGATGGCGACACCGTTGGCGGTGATCTGGTCGGTGAGGTCGGTGGCGTCAGTGGTGATCTCCGCAACCGTGGGGGCGGCAATGTTCGTGACCCCGGTCGCGTTGTGGTAGATCTTGAAGTTGTCTTCGAAGACGGCGCGTCCCATGGTGGGCTCCTATCGGGCATAGAGAAGCCCCCTCGCAAGGGGGCCGGTCGGATGGTCGGTCGTTACAGTCGGATGACGGCGAAGGTGACGGAAGCGGACGCGGACCAGGTGATGGACACGAGCCCGTCCGAACCGGCGAGATGCTGCCGTGGGAGTGGGCCGATGAACTGCTCCCCGCTGGCCGCCACCGTCACGGCGACATCACCGATGGCCTGGCCGAGGACCGTCCCTGGGGTGACGACCGTCGCGGTGATCGGCGACGCCGAACCGTTCTTGACGTGGAGGAATGTGCCGTCTCCGGGGGCGGTCTTGTCCCCACCGGCCGATGCGGCGTTGTATGTGGGTGCAGTACCGCCGATCTGGACGACGTCTGCGGTGACGGTTGCCATGACTACTCCTGGTTCTCGATCGCTTCAGCGAGGTCGGCCTTGGTGCGGTACTGGTCGGGGTCGACGCCGAGCAGCCGTGCGTGCGCGTCGAGGTCGGCGCGGGACGGTGCTCTCGGCGGCGGTTCGGGTTCGGGTTCGACCTCGACCCAGCCGTTGCGCAGACGGACCTGTGCCTGCCCTTCGGTGAAGTCATCGACGGTGCCGGACGTGAGGTTTCTGAGACGGCGCATCAGCTGCTCCTTGCGGTCACACGGACCATCGGCTGGGAGATCCACACCGGAGGGGTGACGTCTTCGTCGGGACGTGCGTTGCCCCAGGCGTCGACCTGCACGAGCACGATGTCGGTGGTGGTCCATCCGACCAGCGCGTCGATGGCCTGGTAGGCGAGATATTCGGCCTGCTCACGGCCGGCGGTGCCCTCCACCCCGACACAGGTGAGCTGATACGGGAGGGACCCTTGGGCGACGGTCTCTCTCGCGTCGAGCATGTTGGTGACGGTGCCGCCCTGGATGGGGTCGACGATGATGCAGGGGGGAGCGAGGTTGCGGTCGGCGACCTCGACGCCGGTGATCCACGTGATCTGTGTGGCGAGCCGCGTTTTGATGGCGTTGGAGATGTCGCGCCGGTTGACTGTCATCCGAGGATTCTCCCGCCGAGCTTTGCGAGCCCTTCGGCGAGCTGGTAGCCGTGACGGTCAAGTGCGGGTCCGAGGAAGGCTCTCGGGGCCATACGGGAGGTTCCGAACTCGACGTGCGGGGCGTACTCGACGTTGGTTCCCACCACAGCTTCGATGCCGTCAGGGATGTCGTTGACCTGGTGGGTAATGGACCGGCGCAGGTTGCCGGTACGCACCGGGGCGAGCACCTTCGCTGTGGCGGTGACGTCGGCGGCGGTCTCGCGTACGAGCCGTCCTGCCCGTGCGGCGATGAGCCGGTCGGAGGCGATGAGCGAGCCGCGGATGGCGTTGAGGCCGGTGACGTCTGCTTCGAGCATCGGAGGCCTCCTATGGCGACGCGTACCTTTGTGGTAAGGTGCGCGTATGGATAAAGCCGTCAGTGACCTCAGCATCGACGGACGCCAAGGAACCGCGTCCCTCCGGGATGGCACGCTCTTGGCTTTCTCGCTTGCGGAACGTGACGGGCGCCTGATTGTCGACAGCCTTACCGTCACGGCGCCACCCGGCGAAGCGGCCCCCAACGGCGTCACCGCGGCGGTGCTGCGAAGCGTCCCGGTTGGGCGAATCTTCGCCGCCGTAAACTCGGTGGAAGCCGAGGAGAGCGCCGACAACTATCTCGTGCCTGGCGCGAAGGCGAAGGGGAGAAAGGGCAAGCCCGAAGGGTTCTACGAGCGGGTTTCCCAGGCGTACTCATTCGCCTCGCGGCAGACAAGAGCGCCCGCTGCCCGTATCGCTGAGGCTAATGACGTCCCAACCGCAACCGTGCACGGATGGATATCGGAGGCGCGGCGGCGAGGGCTATTGCCATCGGGGCAGAATGGGCGAGCGGGTTAGGGGCACCAACCGAACGGAGCGATGATGGACCGGATGCCACGTATCTCGTCGTTCAGCCGTCTGAGCGTCGGCCTTGAGGCGTCCGATTAGCTCCCGTACGAGGTGATCTCCCCGGCAAGCTCGTCACGGAACGCCTGCGCCAACGCTTGTGCTTCACGCAACTTGCCGCGCAGCTCGACACCCCTCGCCGAGATGCTGCATACGAGGTAGGTCGAGAAACAATGCGGACAATCAAACGATTGCTTCGCCCCGCCATCTGCGGTCGGCGTCTCAACCACCTGCGGAGCGAATTGCAGTCCGCATTGATCGCACCAGACAGAACTGGCAGTTTGCTCGGCGGTCATCGTCACGGCGACTCTCCAACAACGCGAATGTGAGCATCATACGACGGGTTCTGGATGGCGCGTGCGATCAGCGACACCCCGCCCACGGTGACCCTGTCTTCCTGCCTCGCGTCGGTCCCGGCAGGCAGCACCGCCGCTATCACCTCGGCCAGCGAGTGCTGTTCGGCAACCATCCGGTCCTCGGCACGGTTAGAGGCAAGGTCCAACCTGCCCACCGTCGTAGCGATGGTGGTCCAGCCTTCCCCGGTACCTCCGGGGTCGTTCGGGTCGAACGTCCCGTCAGACCAACGCTCGACCGTGGCCACCTCGTTCATGTACCGCTCGGAGACGGCCTGTGCGGTGGCAGCAACCTGCCGCCACGGGTCCGGCCTAGCCATCCGTCAGCCGCTCATTGGTCACCCGTGTACGCCAACTGAAGGCGTCGTTGACCATCGGTGCCCAGCCCAGGTCGAAGTCCTCGTTGGCCTGCGACTCCAACCGGTCGGCCTGCATCCGCAACTCTCTTGCGAGCGCAGCGCCGTCGGTCTGGATGTCCTGAAGGCGGATCACCTTGTCACGTAGTGCCGTGTCCGCCGCGATGGACCTGAGTGCGGAGGCGGCAGCGAGGAACACGTCCCCGCCACGAAGCGCCAGCAGTGCGGTGATGTCCTCATCTTCGAGGATGGCTTCGAACGAGGCGTTGGGACGGTCGCCGATCAGCAGCCGAACGTTGCCCGCATCCGTCCCTGCGTCGTAGGTGGCAGCCATCAGGACTCCTCACATGCGGCACGATGCTTGGCGAGCCCTGCCGGAGACTTGCACACCCGGCCGCACTTGCAGGTCAGTCTGGTGTCGGTGGCGGGCTCACGAAGCTCGACGTGCTTCACGGGTTCGCCTTCCAGGAGGCGTCTCACTGCACGCAGCTCGGTGACGAGTGCGTGCAGGTAGACGTCATTGGCCGTGACGGGGGACGGCAAGGGAGGGACCGCCCCCCGCCCGGCCTCGGGGTTAGCTGACACCTCAGGCGCCGGAACCGTCGGAAGCCACTGTGGCCTTCGCGCCGCCGGTGTTGAGGAGACGTGCGGTGCCGAACACGTGCCGGACACGCCACGCGATCGAGTCGGTAGCGAAGTCCTCGAGCGGGTCGCCGCCACCACCGACAGGGGTGGCGTTGGGCAGCTTGCGCCACAGTGCCGGCTGCTCGTTGCCCGTCAGGAACGCGGCCTCAAGCGCGGCACGGCCACTGGACGGGTTGGCGAACAGGAACCACGACGTGGAACCGTTGGTGGACGCCACGATCGGGATGTACGGGTTCACCGTCAGACGCACCCGGCCTGCCATCCAGTTCTGTGCACGCACGGTCTGGTTGGTGGAGCCGCCGGCCTCGTTCACGTCGATGGAGATGGCGTTGAGGATGTTCTGCGCCGTCACCTCCAACGCAGGCGGAACGACCAGCTCGACCCCTTCGATCAGGATCGGCTCACCGTCCTCGTCGGTCTGCGCCGCCAGGACGCTGAACGCGGTCTGTAGAGCGGCGGTGGTGAGCACCGGGTTGGACGTGACAATGTTGCTGTTCCCGCCCGTGTAGAGGGAGGCGTGGGGGCCGGACGAGTCGATGTACAGCTGGGTGACCTGCTTGTCCTCGGTGCGACGTGCGCCTCGGGCGAGCCGGTCGGGGAGGGTGCGGAAAGCGTCGAGGTCGTCGTTGACCATCGCCTCCCACGACAGGTCGATGCGCCGGCCGTACTTCGTGACCGACAGCGTGTCGACCGAGTCGGACAGCGACGTTTCGGGGTACTCGCCCCGCTCGGCAACTTCCTCCAGCTGCCCCTCAGCATCATCCACGGCGTACCGCTTCACGGAGCGGAAGTCGGGGACCGTGGAGCGGCGTGCGACCCGGTCCCAAGTGGTGGGCCACTCGCTGTAGCGGTCCAGGAGCTGCCGCTGGAGGATGTCTCCGAACAGGTTCTGGAAATCGCTCGTGGACAGCGCCTCACGGAGCTGCCACAGTGGACGCTTGCCGGACTCGACGGCGCGGGTGAACTGCCACGCCTCAACGAGCCGACGTTCGTAGTCGGGATGTCCGGCGCGCTGTCCTGCCCGCACACCGGAGAAGGTCTCACGGATGTCCGCCTGCGAGGCGTCCATCGTGTCGATGGTTTCAGTAAGGGTAGCCATGCGAGGCTCCTCTCATGGGAAAACCCCGCCGTGGCGGGGCGAAGTCTGGAAGGTGGAGGTCAGTAGCCGAGCTTGACCTGGATGGTGGCGGTCCCGGCGGAAGTGACCGCTTCGAGGGCGTAGCCGAACCGGATGCCGTTGGTGGCGTCGACGTTGATCGTCCCGTCGGTGTCGATGTAGACGATGTCGCCCACCCCGATCGCGGCGGCGGCGGCCGAAGCCTGCCCGTCGACGGAAAGGTCGAACACCCCATCAGTCTGGACGGTGCACACCCCGCCGTTGGCGACGGTGTCGGAGGCGTCGGTGAGTGCCACGGCCGGGAGCTGGCCGACAGCGACAGGGTCGCCGGACGAGACGGTGGCCGCCTCGGCAAGGTCGGGGGCAGCGTCGAACTGGGTGCCCTGTGCGTAGATGCGGTTGGTAGCCATGTGAGGCTCCTCTCAGAAGTTTCGGGAGTCGGGGTCGGTCAGCCGTGGATGGCTGCGGCGGCCTTGGCGTCCGACTCGGACAGGCCGAGCTTGACGTAGTCCTCGGGTGTGACGGGACCGTCGGTCATGGTCTGTGCCTCACCCATGCCGGTGACCCGTCCCACTCCGAGGGAGCGGCGGACCTCGGCGACGTAGGTGCGCTCACTGTCGAGGGCGGTCCGGGTCGCTTCGGCCAGGTCCTCAGCGTCGAGGGCGACGCTGTTGGCGGCACGGGTGCGGGCCTGTTCGGGGAGGTCCACCGCTTCACGGACGATCCGGTCGATCGTTGCCCGTGCGTCACGCTCACGGAGCTGCCGTTCCAGGGCGGTGATGCGCTCGTCGCGGACGGCGAGGGCTTCGGTCATGTCGGGGGC